ATCGGGAGTGTCAGCCACATCAAGAGGACCAACACAAACAATACCTTTGTTATAATCAACTGTACCAACAGCATCATTCAGAACAACTTCTTTTTCGTTTCTATTAGTAACCATCATCATGTTACCCAGACCGTCATCACGGAGATTGACAGGAACCAGTGTTGCTGTGCTCTGTGTTGCTGTGTTAACGAGGACGTTTTCGAGTGCAGTGTTACCACCAGCGATTACATCAGTGTTATTGACGGTTGTTCCTTCCAGAAGAGAACCAGCAGCCTCACCAGCAGCGATCAGATCAGCAACTTCCTCGGTATAACCCGTAGCATAGAAGGTTCCAGACTTAACAGAGGAGAACTTGGGTTTACAAGCGGAATTGCCACCATCTCCGCCATTACCACCATTTCCGCCGTCTCCACCATCTCCATCGCCACCATCTCCATCGCCACCGCCACCACCACCAGTGCCGTCTGTGCCACCAAAGTCATTCGGGTCCACAATCGGGTTGGAGAAGTCCAGACATTGAGAGAACTGGTTACCAAAAGTGAATTTATCCAGATTCTGACCAATAGTCATTTGAGTAGTCGTACCGCTGATTGCATTGTCAGCGGAATCGACCATAGCATTAAATTTGGAAGGTTCTAAGCGACCACCAAAGCGATTATCACGATTCTGAGCATTGAACTGGTCAACAGACTTCAAGATAGCAGAAGCAAGTTCGTTAGAAGAACGATTTGTCTGGTTTCCGTTGAAGTTAGGGTATACTGTTGGAGAAATATAGAAAATAGTTGGGTCAACGATCACAGGCTGAATCGATGCCATCGAATAGTCAAGAAGTTGGTTCTTGATTTTCTGTTTTGTAGTGGTATTGAGATTCACACCACTCTTGGTACGAATAGCAACGTATACTTTACCGTATTCTGGGGGAGATAACTTCTCACCACCATATGCAGTCACTGACGCAGCAGAAGGATACAGTTGTGAGACCAGATATGCATAGTCAGTCTCAGTAACTGCTCTATTTTGAACAGAGAACCCTTTGGGTGCCCTATACTTGATGCTCAGAGCACTTTCTCTTTCGGCACCATCGGCAGAAGTCTCAATAGTCTCCATTGTGATTGCCTGAGGCAGCACAGGACGACCAGTAGAGTCGATTGCACGACCGATGAACCCAAACTTCTTCGCACCGTTCGCTTCGGAACCATCGGTGTCGAGATATTCAACAGTGATGAACTCATTGTCGATGAGTTTACGTCCAAGTACGCCATCACCGAACGTAATCTTGAATCTAAGGTCCTCAGTCTCTTCTAAGAAGTAAACCCTAGACGTTGGAGTCAGTGCTGTGACGTTATCAGAGAGAGAATATTCATCAACTTCAACAGATTGCTCGTTAGGACGAACCAAAACCTTCATTCTGGCAGTATCCACGTTCTCAGACGGGATCACATACTCAGGTTTCTTCGTATCATCAACAGTAAAACTATAATTAAGAAGGTTACCTTGATAGATCAGTAATTTGTTGAATTTAGCCTTGCCAGTTGACTGATCTACTGCCTCTTCTACGTCATCAAGTGTGGCAAAGACGTATGACTCTCCATCAACAGTCGCTACAAAGACATCACCCTTCTTAATTGTGATGGAAGTGGGGTAAGACTGGTCACCAGGCAGCAGAGTTGCCTGCATAAACATCGTGATACATGCTCTCGATGCCTTTTTAGACCTAGGGGTATAACCAATCTGCTTTGCAATCCTTACAATGTTGTCTCTAACAGTTGCAGATTCCAAAAAGGACTCGTTCATCGACATGTTTGCCGTGAACGAAGCATAGTAAGTATTGTATGCTAAAATATCGATCAAATACGAGGCAGCAGATCCCTCAAAATCATAATCTGTGAACTCTTTTCTGGTTCTTAGATAAGATCTGATTGACTCTTTGATTTCAAAGAAGTCTAGGGATGTTAGTTCTGATGGAAGTGCTGCCATTTTAGGTGCGCTCTAAGAGGAAGTCGATAATTTGGACGAGTTCTTCGCCAACAATGCGATATTCAATAGACACATCGAGGGCATCTTCACTTTCAGAGAGCGTCACTTCCACATCTTCAACCTCAACACGAGGTTCTAATCTTTCAATAGTATTTCTAATCTCATCACGTAGGTCTTCTGCGCTGAAAACGTCAAATGGTTCAAACAGCATCCCTCTTACACGGGATCCAATATCATTCTGAAACGGTCTCTCTCCGAATGTTGTCATGATAAGGTTCCGAACTGATTGCTTGATAGCGTTTTCGTTTTTCAACGTACTAAAATCTTCTGTGTTCGGGTTCATGTTGAAGGACATTGCAAGATCCTTGTACCCTCGCGACAGAAATTGTTCAGATCGGAACCTATATCGTGCCAAGTTACTGATTAATCAGTGTGTTCTGGTTTATTTATAGGGTCAGTGGGGGGATTGTATTTAAGGTACTCCCAGAAAGTCATTTTCATTTCCTTCTCGGTCATACCACAGTGCTTTGCTGCTTCTGGAAGATTCATCCTGGCATGGAAGAGTCCAGTATTGGACTCCTCTACCAGTTTGGGAGTGGTCTTCACTCTATTTTCCTTGACCACGGTATTTCTTTTTCGCATTATTTCGTGAGGTCGCGGCATACTTAGTATTCTTAGAACATCCTTGACGTGTACACTTGGGTTTGCCAGGCATAAAGTTAGTGCCTGAGATACCGACTTTGCTTCGAGTTGCCATGTTTCTCTGTGTAGAACTTTAAGATGATAGCACAGTTGGGGACCCATATGCAATCATGCTATTACAGGGATAAGACCAACCTAAGAAACCTGGTGTTCCAACACCAGGGGGATCCAGAACACGAGCAACAGGAAGTTTCAAAGCGAACACAGTCAGTGTTGATGTGAATGCAAATCGGAAGTGACCAACACCAGCACAGTCTTCAACCGTAAGAATAGAACATGCAATAGGAGTAGGCACAGGACACAGACCTTTTGGACAAGGACACATA